CTGAACTGTGCGTGAGCGCAGTGGAGAAGGCTGGCGATGCTGAGAGTGTCAAGGTCGTTTCGTTCCCCGGTGGCTCACTTGAGGACTCATACCTGTACAACGGTGTGATTGTCAACAAGGACTTCGTGCTTGAGGGTGAGAATGATTACCAAAGTATGTTGCTCATCAACACAGGTCTTGAGACTGAGAAGGCTGAGGACAATGTACAGGTACAACTTGATGCTAAGTCGTATCAATCCTTCAAGGGTGCAAGCAAAGCCGATTTGGTAGCCAGTGCAAAGTACATCGTGGATGCCATGCCCAAGGGCGGTGTCGTGTTCGTGCGTGATGGTGTGAGCGACATGGTGTGTTCGTACCTCAAGAAGAACGGCATCATGGTCGTGCGTCGTATGCCCGAATCATCCATGCGTGCCTTGGGTCGCATGTCGGGTCTTGAAATTGTACAAGTACCCGAAGAGATTGAGGGTGCCGCTGATGTTTCAATTACTCGTGAAAGAAAAAATGATATTTGGTATTTATTTGTTGGTAGCGAAGAGGAGAACGAAGAAGCCACGCTGGTCTTGCACGGTGCTACCTCGCACACGCTGGAAGAAGTTGAGCGTGGGTTTGATGACGCACTGGGCGTTGTCTCGCTGGTCATGAAGAGCGGGCAGTTCGTTGTAGGTGGAGGCAACGCCTATGTGCGTATGGCTACGCACCTACGCCAACATGCCGCTTCGGTGGGTGGACGGGCACAGATGGCTATTGAGTCGTTTGCTGATGCCTTGGAGGTCATTCCTGCTACCATCGCTGAGAATGCTGGTCATGACCCACTGGATACTATTCTTGCCATGCGCCACGAAATCCTACAGGGTAGGGTGTCGGTCGGCCCCGATGTCACCGAAGGTGGTGTACGGGACTTGCTGGCTGATGGTGTGATTGAGCCTGTAGCATTGGTACGCCAAGCCGTGCTGAGTGCAGGTGAGGTCACCAACGCCATTCTACGGATTGATGACATCGTGGCTCGCCGTCCTACACAGTGATACCATGGGTAAACTGATGGACAAACTGCGGCAGAAATGCCCAGTGTGCGGTGCAAACGAGATACCTCGCCGCCTTCGTGGTCGCTTCATTGACTACGGTAGTGAGCGTGTGTATCTCTTGCACTGTCGCAAGTGTGGCTTCTTTTGGCTTGACCCATCGGTGAAGAAACTCAAACCGTATCGTTTGAAGGGTATTTATTTGCACCCGTCAATGGACGAAGAAGAGTAATCACTGCAAGCGCACAAAGGTAGGGTCGGTGGCATGACTCACCGTACACACAAAGCGTGCATACCCACCGTCAGCGTCAGCCGTATCACCAATGGCTGATGTAGTAGAGTTGGTCAGTGCGAAGGTGCCAGTGTTTGAACCATGAGTGTTTTTAATTTCAATGATGTAGCCAGCAGGGAATGGGCCACTTGTAGTAACTGCAAACGACCCACCGGGTGTTAGCACGAGGATGTTTGCATCAGCCGATGTAATGTCAATACTCGTGGCTGTACTGGTCAGTACACGGTCAAACACAGAACGAGTAAAACGGGCGGCGTGGGTGCCGCTGTAGTACAATACATCTTTCGCACTATCGCCAGCAGTTGTACTTCCAATTTGCGAACCGAATGATTGCCACAACGCACCAAAGCGGCTTGTGGTGAAATTACCTGTATCTTGGTTAAAGGCATCAAGTTCAGTGTGTATGTCCACAGGGGTTGTAGCACCTACGGCCCCACTGGTCACTGGTGAAAGATACATCGGGGTAGGCCGCACAAACACTCGCTTGTCATTGCTTTCACTGATGGACAACTTAAGGTCGCCACCCGATGCAGAATAGACTACACGAAGAACTGCAAGCACAACGCTTTGTTTTACATCAAGACTTGCTAAAGGAGTGCTAAGGAATGCCGAAGGTGTAGTGGGGTAAGTGTTGGATGATGTAGCCACAGGTGTTCCTAACTCCCATGTAATGCACTCTTCAGCAGTGTTGGTGGACACATACACGACAATCAAGGCTTCCTGTCCACTGGTGAGTGCACTGTAATTTGAAGTGCTGGTGTGGCTTCCTTGACGAGCATGATGACTACTTGTTTGCAACTCAACATCTTGGGATGAACCCGGCCCACCTGCAAACTTGTACAACACACCATCAAGCACTGCGTGACCACCTGCTACCCGCACAGTGTATGTGTTAGTGACTTGTTCACAAACACCCGGTAAGTCTTCGGGATTATCACGAATGCTTGCCGTACCTGCTGTGTCTTCTTCAAGGATGATACCGTTGCCATGCACACCCTCAAGCATGTTTGTGAGGGAGGGGCTGGTGATATGCTCACCGTCTTCTAAACTGTCTGTAAAGACCCCGCTACCGCTCATTGCTGATGCGTGGTTTGCCGCTGTATGTCCCGATAATGGATTGCCTGTCATTCTTGTTCCCTCAATACTACCGCTGGAATGTGTTCTTTACCTGCAAGAAAATGTGCCGATGTTCTGTGATGCCCGTCAATGACATATTGATTACCATGACGGTCAATATAAACAACAATTGGATTATCCATTAAATCCCCAGTCATATATTTTTTTGCATTCTTTACTCCTTCTCGCCCATATCGGCCTCTCAATCCTTGATGTAAAGCCTTTTCATTGTACATAGAAGCATATGGTAGTGGATATTCGGGATGCCAAGTTTCAGCGTGTCGGTCATCATTGAACGAGTCAAGTGTTTGTTCATCGGCCCCAAAAGCCTCTAAATGTTCGTAAGCATCTTCTTCGTTATAATCGTAAGGAGGTATTTCTTGTTTTAACAACAACCATGCAGCATTTATAGGTTTCATTATGCCACCTCAATTGCGATTTGAATTTTTAATTCATTTGCTGATGATTTAGTTATAGGGGAAATAGTGTACCGAGCCACGGGTGTGAAATCGCTTGTATCACGAAACTGGATGTACACCTCCTTTATTTGGTCAGCAAATGTAGTGTCATAGGGTAGTTTGGCTTCAACGAGTAGAGAGGTGTCGTCCACGATGGTGATGGTGGGGGTGAGAGTGACGGCAGGGCGACCCGCTGAGCCATCGTCAGTGGTGGCTGGTGTACCATCAAAGCCCAAAATGACCTCGTTGATGTTGCTGGCGAGCGTGTCAAGCAACAGCCTTCGCATGTAGTCGCTAATCGGCATAGATGTTCCTCCTTTCCACTGTCTTGTTCACACCGATAGGTAAGCCATTTCCACCTATCAGTCCACGATTATGTGTTCCCTTCACACCACCGATAAGGTATGCTGTGTTAAATACTCCTCTTTCCTTTACGACTGATACGATACGCAACTCTACCTTGCCAAACAAGGCCAAGTTCTGTTCTACGGTTTGCACATAGGTAGCGGGGTTGTTGTCGTTTGCACCTACGCTACTGCCCTCAGCCACGCCCTGTAGGATACCCTCAATACCTGTGTCTAAGTTCATCATTGTGAGGTCGCTCATGTTCTTCATCGGCATGTGTTTAATTTCCGTGACGACTTTGTTGCCACCGTCATACTTGACAGTCATACCGGGACGCAGGTTGAGTAGGTTGAGGTGGCCAGCACTGGATATAGACCCACGGATGAGCGAGCGTGATTTGAGTACCTGTCGTGCGACACGACGGGCGGCGTTGGTGGTGCGGGCGGTGTTGTCCACGATGGGTGCGCTGTCTTCTCGCACCTCCTCTACCTGTCCTTCTACATCGTCCACGGTGACAATCACCAAGTCATTGAGAGCCAACGGGTGGCCTTGCACAGTGACACGGTTAGCGATGTTCTCAATCGGGTTATCGGTCTTGGCACCAAATCGCAGGTTCTTGTCCACGAATACGCTCGCCTCACTGAATGTGATGGGGATGTACAGCAGGTTGCCAAAGCGGTCAAGCAGGAGCATACGGCTGTCGTGTCGGCCAAGGAATCGCAAAGCGGTCATGAGATTCATGTTGTTGAAGTCTTGACCCACGAAGCGTGCGCTATGCTTGCGTGCCGATGATGCGGTGACATTCTGTGGGCGTGAGATGTTGACGCTGGTTGCACCGCTGTTAATGGATTCACCAAGGCGTACAGCCAAGTCCGTAGTACGCAGGCCCACATCAACAGGCTGGCCGAGTTTGACAGTGCGACCAGTAAATCCGATACCGTCCAGCGTCTTGCCCTTCATGTTGCGTAGGTTCACCAGCACACCAAACGATGATGATTCAACCGTATGCGGCAACAGGCGTTGCGTTGATGCGTCAGCGTTGTAGATGAGCATAGGGCTGTTGGTGTTTGAAATTAAATCATCAGCAAAGAAAGGGGCAGTATTGAGTGAATGGCCGGGGGTGTTGTTATGCGACAACTGGATGTACGATTCGCCCTCAAGGATGCGGTAGTTGCGTTGCGGCATCACTTGTAAATTACGAGTGTTTTTCTTCTCCACCGTGACCTTGGCCTTGTTTGCCTTCTGCACGCTGATGCGACCGTGATGAATGGCGTTGTCCACGAACACAGGCTTACGCACATGCGTCATGACCTCATCTGCGTCAGTGCTATACCGACCAGTCCTTGTATTCTTGAGGACGGTCATGGCTTAACCTCAGCAGTTCCATCGCTTCAAGGATGCTCCCTTTGGTGTGAGTTTACCACCTTTACTGGTCGGGCCTTTGACACCCGACATGCGAGCGCAAAACGATTTACGACGCTTTGCTTTCTTTGAACCGGGTTTGAGTTTGCTTGGTTTGGTTGTCACTGGCGGCTTGAGGTTTGCACCACTCTTACGCTTGGCGGCGGCACGACCTTTAGCGTTCAGTCCACCTTTCTTACTGTGCTTATTTGGGTTATAACCATGAAATGGCTTACTTTTTTTGGCCTTCATTACAGCAAAGGCTAATTCAGCAGGCGAACAACAATCACAAAAATCGTAATCCATCACGAAGCATCACCACTATGGTCATTTGAATTGTAGGAGACATCTCCTTTATGTCCTTTGGGATGCAGGGATTGGGAGAAACGAGGCTGGACGGTATAATCCATACGCTCTTCCTTGCTCTCACCTTCTTGATGGGTGCGACGGCGAGCGGCATCAGCACGGTAGTGTTGCAGGGTGTTTTCGCTCATCACGACACGGGTAATCTCGTTGTCCAATAACGATGAATCAAATCCAGTAGCGGCGGTGCCGATGATTTTCGGGCCTTGACTCATTGGTACAGTGTCACTTGTACTGATGTCCATGTAGTATGCGGGTGCATAAGGTGGGTTGGTGTCGGGATTCGTGCTACGGATGTAAGAGCCTACCGATGCTTGACCGTTGGTTGTCTCGTACACATATAGCCCGTACTTACCACCAGCGGTGGCACCGAAGTAGTTGCTACCATACTGTGGGCTTGATGAGTGCAGGTTGAGGTTGGAGCGGAACATCTCAGCGTGTTGTTTGTCCAGTAAACGAACTGGGCGCAACATGTAGGAAATGCGCTTGTCAGTGAGATTGGTGCGCTGATGGCCGTTGGTGTCAGTTTGATACGGATTGCTGGACTTCCATTGTGAAACATTGTTTGCGAATCCGTATTTTTCTGCAAGGTAGCCTTCTACTTGTCTTTCTTCCTCAGTGGACATTGCACGATTGTACTGTATTACTTCTGCAATTTTTCCATTTAAGTAAAACGACGAGGGTACATTACCAACAATGTAGCCTCCTGTGTCTGCTTTCCAAAAAGCACTTGTCGTAGTGTAATTTCCTGCG